TAAAGAGATACAAACTCCACGTAACAAAGGATAGCGAGAATATGATAAAAGAATTTAGAAGCTATAAGTGGAAAGAAGATAGAGCAGGTAGAATAACCAACGTACCTGAAGATATGTTTAACCACACGATTGATGCAGCACGTTATAGTTGTTACTCGATATTAAGTAAGCCTAACTTTGGTAAATACTATATTCATTAAGAAGCGATTAGCTTCGCTTACTAAAAAAACTTTATAAACATTTTGTAAATAAATATATTTGTGTATATTTGTACCAACAAAAACAAACATTATGATACTTTTTACTGAAAACGAAATCAACGAAGGAATAAAAGAAGCTAACAGAATAATAGACAGAGAGCTCTCTTTTGGAGATTTAGCAGACTTAAACAGAGTAGCTAAATACAATAAGTATGTTGCAGATATGAACGAACTAAAGACACGTATATATATGAACGAATTAAAGACACTCATATAATTCAAACGGTTAAAAACAAACATTATGAAACGTAAGATAGAAAACTTTATATTTGACTGCATTATTTACTTTGCAGCCTTTGGATGGACTTGCTTATTTTTGCAGATATGCGCACACGTAGATAAATGGATAGGGTTATGAGAGTGATAGAAGTAGGAAACAAACACTTTAGATATAATGATGAGTATGGTTTAGTTGAAGAAGTGTATTGGAATGAAACCTTTGAAGAATGGACACCTGTACTATGGGAACAAGAGATGAAGATATGAAACTACATAAATTAAGAAGCGGTGTTATAATAACACACATAAACACATCAAGGGGTGTGAACGTAAAAGCAAGACATCCAAAAGACACAGACTATATAGTGTGGGATTTACTACACAGAACACAAGAATTTTATAGAGGGCTTTAATAGCCCTTTTTTATTTCCCTAAAAACTTCATAGATATACGTTATATTTATATGAAGTATGAATTAAACGTACCCACAAATCTAAATGACATTACATTAGGTCAGTATCAGCAGTATATTAAACTACCCGAAGGACTGACTGAAAACCAAATAGCCTTAAAGATGGTTACTATATTTTGTAACGTATCTGACAAGGTTGCAAGGCATATTAAAGCATCAGACATACAAACGATAGTTACAAAGCTATCAAAGATGTTTGAAGAAACTCCACCACTAACAAGACGTTTTAAAATAGGCAGCGTAGAGTATGGTTTTATACCTAATCTTGACGATATGTCTTTTGGGGAGTATATAGACCTTGATACATACTTGGGGGATTGGGATAACATAGAACGTGCAATGGCAGTACTTTACAGACCGATTAAAGGCAAGTATGATACTTTGTATAATATAGAAGAATACGAAGTAAAGGATGCAACCCTATATAAGAATATGCCTTTAGGAGCTGTACTTGGTTCTATTGTTTTTTTTTACAATTTAGGGAACGAGTTATGTCAGACTATGATAGCTTATTCACACAATCAGGAGGGCTTACAGCAGAAAGCAACTTCGGAGCTAAATGGGGATGGTATCAATCAATATACGGACTGGCTAACGGAGATATTACAAGATTTGAAGATATCACTAAATTAGGTGTACACGATTGTCTGTATGCGTTGGAATTTATGAAAGAGAAAAACGAGTTAGAAGCAAAAAGAATTAAAAATGGCAAATAAAGGAGTAAGGGGGTTTTACCTAATAACGCAAACCATAAAGGATACGCTACTTGCTGACATAAACGTCAATACGGTAACAACAGGCGACTTAACAGAAATAGACTTATCCAAGCAGACTATATTCCCACTATCCCACTTAATAATAAACAACATAACAGTACAGGAACAAGTATTAAATATAAGCCTTACTTTATTGTCAATGGATATTGTAGATGTAAGTAAAGATGAGGTTACTGATATATTTGTAGGCAATGACAATGAGCAAGATGTGCTTAACACACAGTTAGCTGTTCAAAATAAGTTATTTGGTAAATTAAGACAGGGAACACTATACAACGATAACTACCAATTAGTAGGCGACCCAAGCTGTGAGCCATTCTATGATAGATTTGAAAACGAGATGGCAGGATGGTCAGCTACATTTAACGTACAAATACCTAACGATATTAACGTATGTTAGACAACACACAAGAAATATTAGAGGGGTTTGCTAAACGTGTTATACAGCAATCAAGAACACGCCTAACAAAGGGAAAGAAGAACAGCAGTAGGAAGTTATACGATAGCCTTAAATACGACCTTAAAACGTCTGCAAATGCGTTTATACTAAACTTCTTTATGGAAGATTATGGTGTGTATCAGGATAAGGGTGTAAGCGGTAAGTTTAAAAAGTACAAGACACCATTCAGCTATAAGGATAAGATGCCACCAACTAAAGCGTTGGATAAGTGGATGGTTAGAAAAAATATTAAAGGAGTAAGAAACGCACAAGGGCAATTCATAAAAAGAAAGAGCTTGCAGTATCTTTTAGCAAGGAGTATATTTAGAAAAGGTATAAAGCCAAGTAATTTCTTTACAAAGAGTTTTGAACAAGCATTTGACAAACTACCTAAAGAGTTAGTAGATGCGTATAAATTAGATTTAGAAGAATTTTTAACATCAGCAACAAGTGGCAACTAAAATAAACGTAAGAAGTCCGTTTTATGTAAAATATACGGATGACGATGTAACATACACACTAAAAACCGTACAGCTTGATATATATGTATATACAGGAGAGGCAGGCGATAGTAGTGGCAACAGAAGATATAGGATAGCTAAAGATGTAATTGGTAACAACGATTATGTTGTTTTTGAAATAAGCGAACTTGTAAGAGATTACATAGAAACAGAATTTGACGGGGAGTATGACAGTCAAGTACAATGGGTAAGACTAACAGCAGTAGGAACTGATGCCGATGATAATTCTGTTACTATTGACCCATCTGCAACACAGTATTATATAGCCACAGATGGTTATGGTTATTTTGAAGAAGGTATAAATCCTGAATTAAGTAGAACGTACTTACAAAGCAATAACAAGATATTTAGACTTGATGACCAAAATGTAAGAGTGCCTGTGTTTGCTGAAGACACTAATAGCGTTTCATACTTTTACAAAGGAGAATTAAAGAGGACTGAATTAATAACAGACGATGGAGATACAAACCAAAAAATACAATACATCACAGTATCAGGAAGCGACAACACAGACACTTATCAGCAAAGAGTATTAGCTGATGGTGGTACACTTGAAGATAATAGCCTTTTAGATGAGTTTTTAGACAGTATTGACATAGGTTTGGTAGATGAACTATATATAGCTTCTGATAGTGGCACAGAAGTCGTTAAAATAGTTACAGAACCTTGCTCAAAGTATGAGCCCTACAAAGTAACGTTTGTAAATAAGTTTGGAGCATTGCAGGATATTTGGTTTACCTTGAAAAGTACAGAAAGCCTAAACACCACAGGAGAAACGTACAAAGCAAATGTTGTAGACTTTAGTAGTCTAACATACGATACTTATAAACCACAAGTAGCACAGTATAACAAATTAGGAAAAGAAAGCATTACACTAAACACTAACTATTTAAGTGAAGATTACAACGAAGTAATAAAACAGCTTATGATGAGTGAGCAAGTATGGATTACTAAACTAACAGACGAAGAATTAGTATTAGGTGTTATACCAAAGACACAAAGCGTTACTTATAAGACAAGCCTTAATGATAGACTTGTACAGTATACTATTGACTTTGATTATGCCTTTGATAAAATTAACACAGTAAGATAGTGCAAAAAATAGAACTATACATACAAGGTCAAAGAGTAGAGTTGTTTAAGGATGAGAGTATTACTATAACTCAAAGTATCCAAAACGTAAAGGATATTGAAAAAGTATTTACAGCGTTTACACAGTCTTTTAGTATACCTGCATCCAAGACTAACAACAAGATATTCAAGCATTATTATAACTTTGATATTTTAGGTGGTTTTGATGGCAGAAAAAAAGTAGCAGCAACAATAGAGCTTAACTCTATACCGTTTCAAACAGGTAAAATAAAATTAGAAGGTGTAGACTTAAAGAACAATAAACCACACACATACCGTATAACATTCTTTGGAGATATTGTAGATTTAAAAGATAAGTTAGGGGAAAAAAAATTATCAGACCTTAACTTAACAGCATACGATTTAGACTACGATGCTACAACAGTTGAGAGTAAACTTATAGGTACAGGAGATATTATAGCACCTTTAATAACGCATACACAAAGGTTGTTTTATGATAGTGGTAACGAAACTGCTGACGATGGAAACCTTTACTATCACACAGGTGGTGGCTCACACGACCACGGAGTAAAGTGGAACCAACTTAAATACGCTTTACGAGTAAACAAAATCATAGAGCAAATAGAAACTGACTTTGATTTAGAATTTAGTAGCGACTTTTTTAAGAATACAAGTTTAGAAGAATTTGACCATTTGTACTTATGGCTACATAGAAAAAGCGGAGCAGTAGAAGATTTATCAGGAAACACAACAAGTTTTGAAACACAAGTAGATGGTTGGACACCTGACACAACAGAACAAGATTTTGAGATGACTACCACGAGTTTAATTGTTACTGGTGGATATGACCCACAGTTTTATGATGAATTTGAGTTAGACCTAAACAGAACAAATACTACCCCTTATAAGTTAGAGATATTTAGAGATGGTATAAGTGTGTTTGTAGCAACAGACATAACAAGTACTAATTACGAAGTAGATGCTGTAACAGGCGACTTTGATATTGACGATGGAGAATACACCGTTTTTATTACTGCAGATAGTGCAATTACATTTACAAGTATTGTATGGAGATTAACAGTAACAGAACCTTACGAGCCCACAATAGAAGTAGATTTTTCAACAGGAAGTTATACTACTAACGCCTCGTTTACATTTAACGTTGGGAAACAGATACCTGACATAACTATTATAAACTTTCTTACAGGTTTGTTTAAGTTATTTAATCTTACAGCTTTTGTAGAAAACGATGTAATTGTAGTAAAGCCATTAGATGAGTTTTTTGAAAACCCAACGACATACGACATAACAGAGTTTGTAGATGTAAACAGTAGCAAGGTAGATGTGGCATTACCATATAAAGAGATAGAGTTTAAATTTAAAGACACTAAGACATTTTTAGCTAATAAGTTTGGAGAATTAGAAAACAGGGAGTGGGGTAGTACAAAGTTTAGTGATGGAGAAAATGATTTAGCAGGGCAATTATATAAAGTAGAAGCACCATTCGGGCATATGTTATTTGAAAGACTAATAGACCCTAACAACCCTACACCACCTAAAAATATACAATGGGGGTACTCGGTAGATAAAAGCCAAAACGCATACTTAGGAAGCCCTTTATTATTTTATCCTATATGGACTAACACAGGCGGTATATCATTTGTAGATGATGTAAATGAAGATAATGAACCAACAAGTCATAAAAATATAGTAAACGTAAACTTACCATCAAACACACCTATTTTTTTTCCAAACACTGACCCTTATCAGTTAAACTTCAATAGGGAAACTAACGAGTGGACTGGCACAACAGAATTCAGCGATAGTTTATATAATGAGTTTTATTCAAGTTATATAGCAGATGTATTTAATAGTAAGACACGACTAACAAAGGTTAAAGCGTATTTACCTTTAAGGATATTACTCAATTATAATTTAGGAGATACATT